CAAAATAGTTTCCAGTTGAATCACAATTCACTTTTGTGTAAGTTGTATCATATGGAATTATTGATAAATTAGTTTCTACATCTTTTACTTGATAATAAGTAGTTTCCGGCAAATATTTAATAGTAGTATATGGGTATGTATCAGAGAATGTTCTTTGTGGATATTTAGCCCTACCAACTAATCTAAGTTTTGCTTTAGAAGTTTCCTTATACTCAGTAAGTATATTCTTAACGTATAATGTAATGTTATCATCAGTAAGTTCACTTAGTGAACCAGTTTTAAATGAACCAGTAGCCCATCTTACTTCTAATGTAGGTACATAAATTGTATTGGTTTCATTTGAAAAGAATTTTGATTGACCATATCTAATAGAATCACTTTCTTGTGATGCGGGTCTTTTGATAAGGAATCCATTATTTTCTCTACTACCACTTAACCAATCATTAACATAATCGGTAACCTCAACATTTAAATCTTTAGTGTATTTGTTAAATGTTTGAGATACGGTGGTGTTACTTACTGATGAAGTGTACCACGTTGCTCCACCTTCGTTTTTATAGTATCCAGCTTCAATTTGTGGTGGGACAGTTACTGAACCTGAATATACTAATTTAAAGTTATCCAATGAACCACTTGCACCTGCAGAACCTGAATCAAAGAATGTGTATGCGAATATATAATCACCGGCAATTTGTGGTGTAAATACTATCGATTGAGTTTGGGGTGTTGTAAATGATGAAGATAAGCTTGTAACACCACTTCTGTATTTTAAACCATTTGGGTCGTATATAGTAAATCCTATTTCAGGATAATCACCCGGGTCAACCTCACAACTTAAAGTATATTCTAAATCGGTTGATAGAGTTTCAATGTATGTTGCATCACCACCACCAATATTATCTGCATATAAATTTAATTTAGATTGTGATGCAAACATACGTGGTAATTTTAGATTGGTGTTTTTAACAACATTTCTTAATTGAAAATCACCTTCATTAAATGCAAAGGTTTCATACGCAAGTGTATTTCCAATTTTTTCATAAACATATATCTCATCAAATGAACCAGTCGTTGATGTTCCATCACCACTACCATCGAAGAATGTAAATTGTAATTGATACTCCCCTGCTGTTGTGGATGTTAAATCAAACGATTGTGTTGATGGTGTTGTAATTCTACCTACAAAACCTTCATAATCACTATCTGCTTTTAAAACACCATCTGCATCTAAAACTCTAAATTGTATATCATCAAACGAACCAGGGTCGATTTGAAACTGAACACCATATGTTTGGTTCTCATCTAATTGTGCTGGGAATGCTAATGTTGTACCTGCAAAATTAGATGCGGATATAAGTAATCTATTATCACTTATAGATATGGATGGGGAGTTACCCCTAATATCATTGATTGATTGTGTTAAAAATAAAGAACCAGTTCCTTCAGAAAATCCTTCATATAATACGATACCTTCGGTTGGAGCTCCAATTTTTCTGATACCATTGAAGGTTTGTGCGGATGAAACATTCCATAATATATTATCATGTCTGTGTGTCCATGAAGAACCATTGGTATTGGGGGGGTTTGTATTAAAACTACCAATACCATTTGACCAACTCTCAGAAACCTGTCTTACGTCTAATGTATATTCTGATTCAACTTCGTTCTCATCAATAGATGTTAAATTAAGATAGAATTTTTTTGTACCAGATATATCACCATTTGAAATCAAATCAGATATTGGTGTTAAATCAAATTGAGTAAGTATTCTAGTATTACCAAGCAACTTCAAAGGGTCACTTCCTAAAACATAGAATTTAGTTATCTCCAATATCTCATCATTACCTGTGTTCTGATTCTTACGCACTGTCCACTCGTAAATTGTAGTATCCTTCTGTCCGTATATTCTATATATCATTTTGTATCTCCTTAGAATGATTGTGTTATCACTTGCCCTCTAATATCGGAATTTGGAAATTTTACTTCAAATATTGATGGGTCTAACGCTGGATAAATTACGCCATTTTTTGTAGCATTATTAATACTATATTTGTTAGGTGAATAGTTACCATTAAATTTGTTATATATTTGTAAACCACCAATTCCATCTTTATCGGGTCTTACAACACTCTGAACACCATCTACCTGGTCTAATAATACATAAATTTTAGATAGTTGAATTGGTTCATTAATTCTCCAATTATCAATATTAAAATATTCTTTTAATGCATTTATACATCTTAAAAGAACTTCGTTTGAATTATATTGTGGTAACACCGTAATTTCAAAATCAATACCAATGTTAATAATATGTGCATCTTTTATGTTAACTGCATCTGTTAACAATCTATAATATGATATATAGTTTCTAAGATTGTTCTTTGTTGCAGGGTTTAGAGGTACTAACTTTTTAGTATCATCATAACCCATTGTGTATAAATTTAATGCCAAAGGGTTTGGTATCTCAGATGATATAGTAGAACCATCGGATTTTTTATTTTCAATCTGATAATCTTGTGCTAGGTAAGCCTTTGCACAAGAACCAAATTGTGGTGGTAATGCGTAACACCTCATAACATAATCTTCTCTAGTTACAGTTCTATTTTGAGCAGCAAAGAACGACATTGCGTTGTTACGAATTTCTTCTAATGTTTCTTCACTACGACCACCTCGCGCTGGTTCTGGGTTTGTAACTGCTACTGAGTTTCTGATAAATCCAGTTACGGTAGTATCTAAATTTCTTTCATTTGCAAATGATGTATCTATGGATACTATGTTTGTTAAATCTTTAGCAGGAACATTGTCTACTATACCATTACCAACTAAATACTCAACAGTTAATGTTGTATTTGATGGTGCTACTCCATATGTTTTAGTATATAAAAAGTTAGATGGGTCAATACCCTGGTCTAAATCACCAACTATGTTATATAGATTAGAACCCACATTATCTGGGTTTGGTATGATTTCCTCATCTGCATTTTGTGATATACCAGCCCCAAACTGAATTACTACTACCCCACTATCTTCAAATCTTGTAATAAATCTTTTAGGTACTCTCTTCAATTCTAATAGGTATGGTGTATCACCACTATACTCTACAAACGCAGTTGAGTTATCTTCGTTATTCTCAATCTGTTCAAATACAGTATCTTGTGCTAAGTATGGTACGTGTGTCCATTCATCGCTATCATCATCTACTATTGATTTGATTCTTATAAAGTTAGGTTCTTCTATTTTTATTTTATCGTAAATTTTTGGAGAACCAAATGTGAAGGTTTTTGTTGCAACAGTACCACTTGATACTTTTACTTTTTTCTTTAACAAATAGTATATAGGTTCATTTGTGTTTTCATCAACTTGATATACAGATACTTCCGTTGTATCAAATGATGATGAGAATGCAAAATCAATATTTTTCGATGCTATAAAGTTTACAACGTTTACCTCGGAAGAACCAATTTGCATACCCTCTGCTATTTTTAATGCATAATCAAAATCAGGTCTTACATCATCGCCACTTCCTTTAGATGGAACTAATTGAAATACATCTAAGTTAGTTGTAGCAGGTACATAATTTTTAGGTTTGTAACCATATGCAGCTGCTAGATTAAATAGATTTGAACTTTCTTCAGCGTTTGTTAAAACTGATTCTCTTAATTGAGTATCTGTGTAAAAAGAAAGTACATCACCTACATACGATGCCATTTCCATAAACATCATACCAGGCGATGATTCGTTAAAATCATTGTAGGTGTTTGGAAAATAGTTTTTTGAAAAATCTATTAGATTCTTACGAATCTCACCAAAGTCTCTACCTATTAACGATACATCTTTTTGTACTAAATCATTGTTAATTTTCTTTGCCATTTTTAAACCTATTCTATTGTGGTAGTTCCCGCATTATCTATAAATAGAATTATTTGTTGGTTAGCACCTTGTTCGGTAACTCTAAAAGATAGTTCTATCCTAACATAATTTCTATCTTCTATAACTTCAATATTTATATCATCAATAATTATGTAGGGTAACCAATATTCTATATCAGCACGTAAAGATTCATCTAAGTTTGAAGCTAAATTTGGTTCAATTTGTTCAAACAATAAAGAATACACATCAGCCCCAAACTCAGGTTGAAACAACCGTTCACCTTTTCTAGTCAATAGTAAATTTTTTAGATTTGAAATAGATTGCTGTTCGGTTGTGTAACTTAATTGAAATAAACCTGTTGGTTTACCAAACGGTAACATTACACCAATTGCAACATCTTTCTGTAAATCTAATGGGTTGTACGAATATTCTTTACGTTGTTTAGCCATTTATTATTTCCCCTTCTTAGCATTGATAGTTTTCATCAATGAAGAATAATCTCTTGTTAAAGCATCACCAACTGCAGTACCTTCGATATTAACATTCATAGGTTTACCATCTGGGTCTAAAGTTGGTGTCATATTTGTTGTGGTTGCAACACCATCACCATATCCTAACATCTCTGCCATTTGTGTTCTATTGAATCCTTGTGCCTGTTGTGATGTAAATGTAGAATCCATACTTCTCCATTCACCACTCTGTGCGGTTTCATTCAACATATCATTTAGTAATGGGTTTTCTGAGAACTTTTGTACTTTTGGTTTTTTAGTTTCTAATAGACCTGAAATATCTAATGGGTCTTTAGTTACCCTACTATTATCCACTGCACGTTCTCTGATAATTGGTTTAGAACTTTGTTTAACCTCTTTTAAGATTGGTTTAAGCTCTTCCCTTACCACTTTTCTAACGATTACTTCTAATAATTGTGCTAATTCTTTTGCCTTCATAATAATATACTTTTATATAAATATCAAATTGTTTTGTTTTATACTACACCACTCCATTTAAATGGTTTGTTAACGATTGGTGGGCTTGGAGTTGCAGGTGTTCCTGGTGTGACTGTAAGATAATGTGTTCCTTTAACGGATTGTAAATGTGATATAAACGCAGTAGATAATTCAGTAGCAAATGGAATGCCGTATTTTATCTTCTGAGGTTCCTGGTCAAACACCCTATGTAAATCTTTTTTTAGTTTATCTACATTACCACCATTTGATACTATGTGTGAAATTGGTATTGGAACTCCTGCAGTACCTGTGGATTCTATCATAGATTGTGGGTGAAATGGTGCTGGTGAGAATTGTGATTTTTTCCAATAATCCACCACTGCCTTTGCCCAATCTGTGAATTGTTCTGGTCTAGCTTTCTTTTCAGATTCTCTTATATTATCAAAAGTTTTTAATATAGCATTTTTAATTGGTAAGTATGGGGGTCTTACCATAACCAAGTTTGGATATAATATTACCTGTACAGTAGATACCGCAGTGTGATATGATGAAGCAATCTTTTCAGCAGTTTCTTCATGTGTCTTACCCTCTTTAGGGTCGTTTAAGTAGTTACCCACTTGTGTTATAAATGTT